GGTCGGCGTGGTCTTCTCGTCGGAGGTCGATAACTACCCAGACTGGAAAGCGTTCACGGCTGAGTGCAGCGAGCCGCCGAAGGATGGGTTCCTCTTCGCGAAGTGACTAGTGTGCCCCGCCACGTCCGGGTAGGGGCCATCCCTTTCCGATTTGAGGGCGCATTCCACGACCGCTCCGTGCCCTCCTCGCATTCTGTGTAACTCAAAGGCCTTTTTGAACTTCAGGAGGACATTTTGGCAAGCCCCATCCCTAAGCCCAAGGATCAGCGCCGTGATCGGCACAAGAAACAGGCAGGGGACTGGATCCAGCTTCCCAAAGAGGGCTATCAAGGCCCGATCCCCTCGGTGGCCGGTTTGGGGCTCAGCAAGGCCGCTCAGAAGTGGTGGAGGACGATTTGGCGCTCTCCCATGGCCACCCAATGGGCCGAATCCGATATTCCAGCCCTGCTCGAACTTGCCATTTTGAGGGAGCGTCTCATGGACGGCAAGATCTCAGTGGCTCCCGAGGTTCGCCTGCGTTCCGACCTCTTCGGGCTAACTCCCGCCGGCAGGCAGTCTCGCCGCTGGATGATCACCGACGAAGACCTCGAGCGCGCCGGCTTCAAATCCTCGAAGGCGTCGGTGGTGAAGCTCAGGGCGGTTGACCCCTCCCTCATCAAGTAGATGCCGTGGAGAAAGCCGAATTACCCAGGCGAGTTCCCCACGCTCGGCGATGAAGTCGCCCAGTACATTCAGGACAGCTGCGTCATCCCCGACGGGGACCTTATGGGGGAGCCCTACAAGCTCACCCGAGAGATGGTGCTCTTTCTCAAATGGCACTATCGGGTGGACCCGAAGTCGGGACGCTTTCATTATCGGGGCAGTCAACTGGTGCGCCCTCAGAAGTGGGGCAAGGGGCCGTTCTCGGCTGCAATTGCCTGTGCCGAAGCCGCGGGACCGGTTCTCTTCGATGGCTGGAACGCCCAGGGTGAGCCGGTAGGCAGGCCTTGGTCGACGCCGTGGATTCAGATCACGGCGGTATCGGAGGACCAGACCGCCAACGTCTGGCGGGCATTGGTGCCCATGATCGAGCTCGGCAGCCTCAAGGCCGAGATTCCCGATACCGGGCTAACCCGCATCAATCTACCCGGCGGGGGATTCATAGAACCGGTAACGTCCTCGGCGCGCTCGAGGCTGGGCCAGCGCATCACTTTCGCGATAAACGACGAGAGCCACAGCTGGACCAAGACCAACGGCGGCAGGGCTCTGGCCGACAACCAGCGCCGCAACCTCGCCGGCATGGGCGGACGGTGGCTCGAGACCACCAACGCTTGGGATCCGGCCGAGGAGTCGGTCGCGCAGCAGACCTCGGAGTCAAAGGCCCCCGACATTTACCGAGATCACTCGGAGTCCGGTCCTGGCTCGATTCGCAACAAGCAGGAGCGCCGCAAGATGCTCCGCAAGGTCTATCGGGACGCCTGGTGGGTCGACAGGGACCGGATCGACGCCGAGATCGTGGAGCTCCTGGACCGAGACCCCGGTCAGGCAGAACGATTCTTTCTCAACCGCATTCAGGCAGCCTCTGATGCGGCCTTCGATCTGGAACGCTGGAAGCAGCTTGCCAACCCGTCCACCGTGGTACCGGACGGGAGTCAAATCGTCATCGGAGTGGATGGTGCTCGCTACGACGACGCTCTTGCCGTAATCGCAACAGATCTAAAGCAATCGCACCAATTCGTGCTGGGCATATGGGAAAGACCACCGGGCGCGTCACCCGAATACGAGCACCCCCTCGAGGATGTCGACGGGGTGATGATCCAGACCTTCGCGCAGTTCAAGGTCTGGCGGGTCTATATCGACCCAGGAAGCTACAGCGGCAACATCACACCTCTGATGGACAAGTGGCAGGGCCGTTGGGACAAGAAGACGGTGTTGCCCTTTCCCACTCAAGGGTGGAAGCGCGTCGCGCACGCTGTAGCCGACTACACGCTGGCCATCAACGCCGGCGAGCTCAGCCACGATGGAGATTCCATAATGGCGCGCCACATCGGTAATGCGAGGCGTCGCCCGGTAGGTGTTCTGGATGAGAACAACCGCCGCATGTGGTCGATTGCTAAGGATCGCGATATGTCGAGCAACAAAATGGACGCCGCCATGGCAGGGGCAATCTCATGGTCAGGCTACAGGGACGCTATAGCCGAGGGTTTGTTGAACCGGCTCTCGAGTGTCTATGAGACCAGGGGTGTGGAGCTCCTGTGACTGAGAAAGCATTTTGGGAAAGTTCCTAGACTGGCTGTTCCTATCCGACTATCAGGGAGAGCAGAAGGCTCGTTCAGCAGAGCCCGAAGGGGCCAAGGCGCTGACCATGAGCGCCCCCCTGCTGTCCACCATCTCCAACTACGGGTGGCCGTGGAGCTCCTACAGCGCGCTCTACCGGACCCAGCCCGCGGTCAGGACCGTGGTCGACTTCATGGCCCGCAACGTCGCGCAGCTGAATATGAAGGTCTACGAGCGTCGCGGCAACGACCGGCCGGAGATCGACAACCACCCGCTGGCCAAGTTGCTCCGGCAACCGAATCACCTCACCACCCGATACCGGCACACCTTCGCCACGGTCGCCGATATCGGGATCTACGACAGGGCCTATTGGCGCAAGGTACGGGTCAACGGCAAACTCAAGGCGGTATGGAGGATTCCTCCCCCCTCGATTTGGTCCGAGACCGACCCCGAAACCGGCCACGTTATGTATCGCCTGGCCTCGGGAGAGGTGCTGCAGCGCGGAATAGACCTGGTCGTCTTTCCGGGCTACAACCCGGACGGCGGTGACGAGGGCGTATCTCCGCTGGAGACTCTTCGGCGGATCCTGACCGAGGAGTCGGCGTCGGTCATGAACCGCGAGGCCTACTGGAAGAACGCAGCGCGCCAGAGCGGTTGGATAGAGCGCCCTCTAGACGCCCCTGAGTGGTCAGAGGAGGCCCGCAAGCGTTTTAGGACGGACATGGAGTCCACTATGGCCGGCGCAAGCAACGCGGGGCGCATCGGGGTTCTCGAAGAAGGCATGACGTGGAACGGGACGGCATTTTCGCCTCGAGAGTCCGAATATACGGAGTCCCGCAAGCTCACCTACGAGGAAGTTACTCGGGTCTACGGGATCCCCTTCGCCCTCATCGGGGCGCTGTCGGAGTCAAAATCGAACGTCGAGTCATTCCATCGCCAGCTCTACCAAGACGTGCTGGGGCCGAAGCTGCGCTTTCTCCAGGATGAGATCGAGCTTCAGCTCTTGCCCGAGTTCGAGAAGACTGAAGAGCGCCGAAACCGCATTTACGTCGAATACAACTTGGCAGAGAAGCTTAAAGGGAACTTCGATGAATCTGCCAAGACGCTGGTCACCTCGGTCGGGGTCCCCTATATGACTCCCAACGAGGCCCGAGCAAGACTGAATCTGCCTTCCATCGACGACGAAGCCTTCGACCAGCCGGTCAAGCCCCTCAATGTCATGTATGGGGGCCAGCCCGCGGTCACGGTTCCGACCGAGGATCCCGGTACGCCTCAGATGGCTTCTTACGAGAGAGCGGTCCGTGACATCGTGGAGGCCCTCAAACACCTACCGGGCCAGCACGACCAGGAGACTCACGGCAACGACACTAGCGACGGGATAGATATCCCTGCGGTGACGTGGGAAATTACCAGGAGTGGGTTTGTGGATGGCGAGGCAGGACCGTACTTTCTCAGTGCTATTGAACATGGAGAGACGGTAGACCAGGCTAGCGCGTATGTAACGGGGAGTATCTCGATAGCAGTGGGTGAGCCTGACGAAACTGGCTATTTAAGAAAGCGGAGTGTAGCTCGAGTCAAACTCTTTCAACCAGGTACGTACACGATGGGTGATCGTGACCGAGCTAAACGACTCATGCAAGGGTTGCTGCGCGCTGTAGCTGAAGACCGAGCGCCGCTTGATGCGACTGTCTTGTGGACTGAAGAAGCTCCTAATGAGCCCATCCGTATTGAGGATTCTGGCAAGGCAGAGGAAAGTAGACGAGCGGCTCAAGCCAGGACCTACGAAAAAGCCCTACGCCGCTACTTCGAGTATCAGGAACGAGAGGTTCTCTCCGAGCTAGGGGCGTACAGGAGCAACGGTAAGTCCCTTATCTCGGCCGTTTTTGACGACGAGCGGTGGAATCGGCACCTCACCACAGACTTGTTCACTATGGCCGGCCATCTTCAGGATGATGCAGTCAAGATGGCCGAGCAGATCAACGGCGAGACTCGCACTCGACTCGGCAAGGCGCTTCCCGGCAAGGCTGACGTTCGAGCCGTCTTCGTAGAGGCCAAGGATGACCGGGCTACCCAAATCGCCGGAATGCTGGCTCAGGAAATAGCCGATAAAGGAGTAGTGGATGACTCATAAGACCAAGGCGTACCCCGCCAAGTTCCAGACCCTGGATGAGAAGACGGGACGAGTCGAGGCGCTGGTAAGCATCTTCGGCAACGTCGACCTCGTCGGGGACCGGGTGGTTCAGGGAGCCTTCTCCAAGAGCATCCAGAAGTGGAAGTCCTCCAACGACCCCGTGCCGGCGATCTTGAGTCACGACTGGGGTGACCCCTGGAAGCACATCGGGGTCGTGGACGAACTTCAAGAGACTCCCGAGGGACTGCGCGCCGTCTACACCCTGGACATCGAGGACAACCCCCTCGCCAAGCAGGTCTACAAGCTCATGAAGCGCCGCAGCCTCAAGGAGCACAGCTTCGCCTACGACGTGAAGCGTGAGCGTTCGGCCAAGGACGGGGCCAACGAGCTGCTCGAACTCGACATCATCGAGATCGGCCCGACGCTCAAAGGCGTCAATCAGGGGACCGAGCTTCTGGCGGTCAAGGCCGTCGTGGACGGTCAAGGAAAGGGAGGCAAGACCCCCCCATGGCACGTCGAGTCAGACAACTCAGAGTGCGAAGGGTTCGCGGTAGTCGCGGATGAGACTTCCAAGGTGGTCGGGTGTCATTCCACCAGAGAGGCGGCCGATAGGCAGATGGCAGCACTTTACGCAAACGTAGACGACGCCGACAAGAGCGCTGACAATGGCGTAATTCGGATCAGGGATTTGACCGACGCCGACCGTAGCGCAATTGATGAGCGCTTGACCTACTACGTAGAGCAGGCCGGTGGGGCCAAGGCCGGCCGCGCAATCTCCAAGGCGCATGAGTCCAAACTCCGTCAGATCAAGTCCCTCCTGGATGAAGTCCTGTCCAGCGTAGAGGAAGAAGTACCCGAAGAGAAATCAACCGAGCCCACAGTAGAGGAGCCCGAAGTCGAAGCCGAGGCCGGCAACGGTAAGGCGAGCGACGACGTTCTTCTCAAGCTGAAGGCACAAATAGCCCAGTATCAAAACCAGGAGGTATAGAAGTGGGTCAGTCCGTTCAAGATTATTTGAGGGTCGAGGTCTCTCGGCTGCTCTCGGAAGCTCACTCCTTCACCGCAAAGGCGGAGAAGGAAAGCCGTTCGCTCGCACAGGAAGAGCGCGAGCGCGTTGAAATACTGCTGAAAGCTGTCGAGGAGAAGCGCAAGCAAATCATCGACATCGAGGACAACGAGAAGCTTCAGAAGACCATTGAGGACATGAATGGCTCCCTCAACAGGGAGCGCGAGGTCGCCAAGCCGCAGGCGAAGTCGCTTGGGGACGCGTTCGTGAAGTCAGACGCCTACAGGGCTCTGAAGGAGAGCGGCCCCAAGTCGCAGAGCTGGACCACGGGAGCTATCGAGATTCCCTGGGACGGCAAGGCGACCATGACCACCACTGCTTCGCCGGTGATTCAGCCGGACGCACAGCCGGGAGTGTTGCAGAAGCTGTTCCAGCCGCTCCGCATCGCAGATCTGCTTGCTTCGGGAACCACCGACAGCAACGTGGTCCGATACATCGAGGAGACCACGGCAACCAACGCGGCGGCCTCAGTCGCTGAAGGTGCAGCTAAGCCAGAGTCCACGCTCATCCTCTCGCAGGTGGATGAGCCAGTCCGCAAGGTGGCAACGTTCTTGCCTGTCACCGATGAAATGTTGGAGGACGTTTCTCAGCTCCGCAGCTACATCGACGGACGGCTTCGTCTCTTCGTGGAGCAGAGAGAAGAGAGCCTGATCTACGGTGGTGACGGCATCGCGCCTAACCTCAGCGGTCTGATCACCCGTTCCGGCGTCCAGACCCAGGCCAAGGGTGCTGACTCCGCACACGACGCCATCTACAAGGCCATGACCAAGGTCCGCAACGTCTTCCTTGAGCCGGACGGGATCGTAATCAACCCGGCCGACTGGGAGGAAATACGTCTAGCCAAGGACTCCAGTGGCCAGTACTACGGTGGTGGCCCGTTCACCGGTGCCTACGGCAACAACGGCATCGCGCCGAACAACCTGTGGGGACTTCCGGTGGTGGTTACCACGGCGGCGACTGCGGGGACTGCGCTCGTTGGTGCGTTCCGCACCGGAGCTCAGGTGTTTCGGCGGAATACGTTGACGGTGGAAGCCTCAAATAGTCATGCCGATTTTTTCCAGAAAAATTTGACAGCAATCAGGGCCGAGGTTCGCCTTGCCCTCGCTGTCTTCCGTCCGTCCGCCTTCTGCACAGTCACTGGCGTATAGGCATAAACTCTCCGGGCACTACATGGGTGTCCTAAG